TGCCGTACTACTCCAAGCTGGCCGCAGAACAGCGCGGCTTTGACCTGGACTATGGAAAAAAACAAATCACCAAACAGGTGACCAGCGGCATCCTGCAAGGGGAGAGCATCAAACAGCTGTCAGACCGTTTGCAGACAAACATTCCGGAGATGAACCGGAACAGCGCCATTCGGTCGGCCCGGACAGCGGTGACCGGGGCGCAAAATGCCGGGCGGCTGGACACCTATGAAGCAGCCAAAGACATTGGTATCAAGATCAAGAAACGATGGCTTGCCACGCTGGACAGCCGGACACGGCATGAACACGCGGCACTGGACGGGCAGACCGTGGAGACCGACGATTACTTTGAAATCGATGGGTACAGGCTTATGTATCCAGGCGACCCGAGCGGGGAGCCGGAAATGGTCTATAATTGCCGGTGCACCCTGCTGTCGGTCATGGACAAGGTGAGCGAGGGGACGGCACGGCGGGCCAGGGATGAAGAAAGCGGACAGAATGAAGTCATCGCGAACATGACATACAGCGAGTGGGTGAACTGGAAGCGTGGAAATTGAAATCACCGACAACAGCGCGGAGGTGCTGGAGGCCATGGAGGCCAACAAGCTCAAGGCGCTGGAACAATGCGGGCCGGCCGGGGAGAATTTTGCAAAGCTGCTGTGCCCGGTGGACACCGGAAACCTGCGCAACAGCATCACCCACACGGTGCAGGACGACGCGGCCTACATCGGCAGCAACAGCGAGTATGCCGCCTATGTGGAGCTGGGCACCGGCAAATACTACAGCGGCGGCAGACAGACACCTTGGGTCTACCAGGACGCCAAAGGCGAATGGCATCTGACCTATGGACAGCGGGCACAGGCTTATTTGAAACCGGCGGTGTCGGACAATGCGGACACCTATCGGAGCATTATAGAGGATGCACTGAAAAACGGGTGATGTGCCGGGACACCGGCACCACCCTCATACACCAGGTAGTTCAAGGGCAGAACGGCACGGCGACGTGCTGATGGCCGGTTCAAGTCCGGCTTCTGGTTCCAGTAATGGCCGCGATGGAGTGCGGCAATTATACAACGTTCGTCCCCAAGGTACAGGGGCCAATGAAAAGGAGAACGACATTATGGCATACACAAGAGCATTTATCCGGAACGCTGCGAAGGAAAGCGGCGTGGAGATCCCCAAAGAGCTGGAAGACGCGCTCATCAACGAGCACATTGCGGCCAGAGACGCCTACAGCGAAGAAAAGGTGAAGGCGGCGCTGGAAGAGCAAACGCCAGCTGAGCCTGTAAAAGTCAAGGACAGCGAGGAGTACAAAAAGCTCAAAGCCGAATTTGACGATTACAAAAACAGCATTGAAGCAAAGGCGACACGGGAAGCAAAGGAAGCTGCTGTCCGGGAGTATCTGAAAAGCAAGAACATTTCCGACGACAACCTGAATCTGGCTCTGCGGAGCATCACCGCAGAGCTGGACGCGGCAACGCTGGAAGATGGGAAGCTCAAAGACACTAGCGCTTTTGACGCACTGCTGGAGGGTGACCTGAAAGGGCTGGTCACCACGACCACCGAGGTGGGCGCGGCTAGTCCCGCCAACCCGCCTGCAAACACCGGCGGCAAGATGACCCGTGACCAGATCATGGGCATCAAGGACCGCACGGAACGGCGTGCGGCTATTGCCGCCAACATGGACCTATTTGAAAATTCGAAAGGAGAATAAACAATGGCTGATACCAACCTGATCAAGAAATCTGACCTGGCGCGTGTGCGCGAAATTGAGTTTACCGAAATGTTTGGCTACTCCATCAAGAAGCTGGTGGAGGCGCTGGGCATCACCCGCAAAATCCCCAAGACTTCGGGCAGCGTCCTGAAGCTGTACAAGGCGACCGGCACCCTGGAGGACGGCACTGTGGCCGAGGGTGAGACTATCCCCCTGTCCAAGTATAAGACCGAGGCCGTCAGCTACGACGAGATCACCCTGAAGAAGTGGCGCAAGGCGACCAGCGCCGAGGCCATTATTGAGCGCGGCTATGACCAGGCCGTTTCCGACACCACCGACGAGATGCTGAAGGACGTGCAGAAGGGCATTCGCAAGGATTTCTTCACTTTCCTGGCGACCGGCACCGGCACGGCAAGCGGCACCACCTTCCAGGCCGCCCTGGCGCAGGCATGGGGCCAGCTGCAGATTCTGTTCGAAGACGACGAGATCGGCGCTGTCTACTTCATGAATCCCCTGGACGTGGCGGACTACCTGTCCACTGCCAACATCACCATGCAGACCGCCTTCGGCATGAGCTACATTGAGAACTTCCTGGGCCTGGGCACTGTGATCCTCAACAGCTCCGTGCCCAAGGGCAAAATCTATGCGACCGCCAAGGACAACATTGTTCTTTACTACATCCCCGTCAACGGTGCGGACCTGTCCGAGGCCTTCACCTTCACGGCCGACAACACCGGCTATATCGGCATCCATGAGGAGGCGGATTACACCAATATGACCGCCTCCGACACCGTGGTCAACGGCATGGTGCTGTTTGCCGAGCGCATTGACGGCGTGGTTGTCTCCACCATTGCGGGGGAATAATCGAGCTGCTCAGTGACGCCTCCCCGGTGACCGATTTTGAGAGCATGACAAAGGCCGAACTACTGGCCTATGCGGAGGAAAACGGTATCACCGGGGTCAGCAGCTCGATGAAAAAGGCTGACATTATCGCTGTATTAGAGGGGGCGACGTAATGCTGGAACAGGTTTTGCGGCACATCAACAACTATTTCGAGGTGGATGCGGAAAGCGACACCTTTGTGGTGCAGGACGGCAACATTACGTTGCCCTTCCTGCAAAATGGGCAATTTTTCAGAATCACCGGCAGCATTTTCAACGATGGTGTGTACCAGTACCCGGCCAGCGGGCTGACAGATGAGACCTTTGACGGCACCATCTATGCAATGGCGATTCCCAAAGAGGTGCTGCAGCTGGTGGACGACATTGCACAGTGGCAGGCCAAATATGGAGAGGTCACGGCAAGTCCGTATTCGTCCGAGAGCTTCGGCGGGTACAGCTACACAAAAGCCGCCAACGAGAACACCGGCAGCGGTGCGACGTGGCAAGGACAGTTTAAAAGCCGGTTGAGCGGCTGGAGGAAGCTATGAGCCTGATCGAGGACTGGAAAGAGACCTGCACGCTGATCGAAAAACAGCGCCTTGCAGACGGCGAGGGCGGCTTTGTGGTGACGTGGCAGGACGGCGCCCAATTCACGGCGGCAATCACGTTTGACAGCTCCATGGAGGCACGGGCGGCTGAAAAGCAGGGCGTGACCAGCCTGTACACCGTGACGACCGACAAAAATGCTGTTTTGCAGTACCACGACGTTTTCCGCCGGGAGAAGGACGGAAAGATTTTCCGGGTGACTTCTGACGGCGACGACAAACAAACACCTGCTAGTGCGTCATTTCAGTTTGCACAGGTGACAGCAGAGGAATGGGAGCTGACGACATGACAAAGGCTGCGGCCCTCTATCAATTTTTCTCTGGTTTTGGCATTGCGGCCTATGCCTCCACAGCGGTCCCGGACGACGTTACGTTTCCATACCTGACCTATGAGGTCATCACGAGCGCATGGGAAGGCGGGGAGGTTGGGCTGACCGTCAACCTGTGGTACTACACGGAATCGGAGGCCACACCCAACGCCAAGGCGCAGGAGCTGTCGGAGGCTCTTGGCATCGGCGGCAAGCTGCTGAAATGTGACGGTGGTTACATTTGGCTCAAACGCGGGTCGCCCTGGTGTCAGAGCCTGACCGACGACACAAGCCCGACAATCAAGCGGCGGTACATCAATATTTCCGCCGAGTATCTGACTGCGAATTAGCATGAATAAGGAGGAATTAACATGAGTAAATTTACCGTAATTCCCAAGGACACCTTTGACGGCCTGCAGATGGAGGTCGGCGTCCTGCTGCGGAATTTTGACCCTTCCAAGGTGGCGGCACCGGCAGATGACGACATTATCTGCGCGACCACCGGCGGCATTACCATTTCCTATACGCCCACTTACTCTGACCTGGGCAGTGACGTGGACAACTGCCCGGTGAACATGAAAGAACTGAAGCACCTGGACAGCGTGGAATGCAAAATCTCCCTGACCTCCTTGGGCACCTCTGCCGAAAACATCAAGATGGCCCTGGGCGCTGCGGACATTGACAGCACCAACGCCTCCAAGATCGTGCCCAGACGCGACCTGGACCAGGACGATTTCTTTGACGTGTGGTGGGTCGGCGACCGGGCCGACGGCGGCTGCGTGGCTGTCCAAATGAAAAACGCCCTGTCCACCGGCGGCTTCAGCCTGAAAACCACCAAGAACGGCAAGGGCCAGGTGACCATGGAACTGACCGGCCATGTGTCTATGAGCGCCCAGGACGAAATGCCCATGACGTTCTACAGCATCGACCCGGAGGAGGCTGCTTGATTTGAAGCTATCGGAATTTGAGGACGAGAAAGCCATTGCGGTGGTGGCAAAGCTGTTGGCACCCATTGGGCGCATTGTGCAGAACGCCAACGTGGTCAAGGCCAAGAACACAACGCCTTTGGAGTTTGCCGGTGCGCTGCTGGAGAACAACGCGGCGGACGTAAAAACCATGCTGGCCATTCTGGATGACAAGGACCCGGCAGACTACCACTGCACGGCGGCGACCGTGTTTGTGGATGTGCTGAATATGCTCAATGACCCGGCGCTGATGCAGCTTTTCGGTGTGCAGAGCAAGACACCGGCCTCTGCTGGCTCTGCGTCGGAGAGTACCGAGGCCCAAAACAACTAAACGCCTTCCTGGCTTATGTTTCCGCCAAACTGGAAAAGGCCAGGGAGGCGGAAACATACAGAATCTACGTCACCGATGCTCTGAAATGCGTGGCCGAGAACACGGCGAAGCATTCGGGCGGCGCGTACATCCGCGAGCGGTATTACGGGTGGCTGCACCCGCAAACAGTGGACACGCGGAGCGGTGATGAGATCATAGCTTATATGCAGAACAAACTAGACAAGCTAGGAGGTGAGGCGTAAATGGATGTTTTTGACCTGGTGGCGAAAATTTCGCTGGATTCCAGCGAGTATGAAAGTGGGCTGGACAGCGCGAGCACGGAAACCAGCTCGTT